CAAACGCTGCATCGATAGGACCATCATCAGCTACTGCAACACCCGCTAAAATAAATTTAGCTGAACCCGTGTTTGTTGTATTTGCTGTAAAAAAAGGTTGAAAGGATACCGTGCCTTCATTCAATGATTTAGTAAATGCTATTGCAAATTAAGCAAACTCATCACTATCTTTATCAAAATCTAAAGATTTAAGTTCAGGTTGTCCAGCTGTTAATTCTGTTTGTGCTAAATCTGCACAACCATTTGTAGTTGTTGGATACATCGCAACTGCTGGAATCCAAATACTTTCTTTTCCTGCAATTTTAATAGCTGCTGTATTATCGCCACCATCAACACCTTTTACAACTCCAGTTCCATTAGGAGAAAGAGTTATATCGCCATTAGCTGCATCAGTGATTGTGATGTTACCTGAATTTGTTCCAGAGTTTGTATTTAAAATAAGATCAGACGCACCACCAGTTGTTACTGTAAGCGTTCCTGCACCGTTTGAAGTTAACACGGCTGCTGCAGCAGAATCTCCAACTTTTACAGTATCAGCTGAAAGGACAACATCCCCTGTTCCATTAGGAGTAAGTGTAATATCATTGTTAGCTGCGTCTGTAATTGTAATAGTACCTGAATCAGTTCCACTGTTTGTGCTTAATACTAGATCTGCAGCACCTCCTGTTGTAACTGTAAGTGCTCCTGCTCCGTTTGAAGTCAATGTAGCAGCTGCTCCAGAGTCTCCAACTTTTACTGTATCACCGGCAAGAACAACATCTCCCGTTCCTTTTGGCGTTATGTTAATATCAATATTTGTATCTCCACCTGTAGATGAAAGAGTTGGTCCTCCACTTGTTGCTGCGTTTGCAATTGTAAATTCATTTACTGCAGAACCAGTCGCTGTTAAAAGCGCAAGTTCATTTCCGTTAGTATCTAAAATTGAAGTTCCAATTTTTGGTGAAGTTAAAGTTTTGTTTGTTAAAGTTTGAGTTCCAGTTAATGTAACATCACCAGCAGGTAATGTATCTATATCTGGATTAGTTCCATCATTTGCAGTTGCAAATACAAGAGCATCACCTTTATCTCCTGCTGCAAAAGTAAATGAATCACCACTTCCCGATACATATTTAAACTGAACTGTGTGTGATCCTGAAGTTGAATTTCTTAAAAAATAAAAAGTTTGAACATCTAAAGGTATTGTTACAATTTGATTTCCAGAAATAGTTCCTGTGAACTCAATCATTCTATGAGATAAAACTGCACCAGTTGATCCATCGGATACAGATAAAGCAGTAGTTTGAGCACCACCAGCTATTGATTGTGTTGTGTATCCACCAGAAATTTGTTCTATAATTTGTAAATTAGTATTAGTTTTTGTACCCCATGTCCCTGCGTTTTCACCAGTTGCCTGAAGTTCAACTCCTAAAGGTGTGTATGTTGATGCCATAAATTTTATCTCCTATGCGACGTCACTATAACTTGTATTTGATCCTGTTGCAACATTAGAATAACTACTATTTGATCCTGTTGCAACACTTGTATACGATGTATTTGAGCCTGTGTCAATGTTTGCGTAAGCTTGTATTCCAAGTAAACCTACCGTAGATGTAAGTTGATCTAATACTAATCCTTGTACTACATCTGTAGGTGTAATAGATCCCACAGCAGACGTAGAAGATTGACCTGATAAACCTACCACATCTGCAGGTAAAATAGATCCTACTGAAACAGTAGCAGATACTCCTGTGATGTTTAATAATTCTACAGATCCTGTAGTTATATCTCCAACACTAGTTGTTGCTGCTACACCGGTAATTGAACTTGGACCAAACTCTAATCCAGGAGTTCCTAAACTAGAAGTTAAAGCTATTCCTGTTACTGGTTCAGTGCTTACACCAAAAGCTAAACCTAAAAGTCCTTCATCGGATGTGGCTGCTTGTCCAGTTAAACTAATTGTTGGACTAATTACAAAACTTAAACTTCCAACACTTGTAGTTGCTACTTGACTCGATAATTCATATGCAAATTTTAATGTAGGTGCTCCAACGCTTGCAGTTGCATCTTGGCCTACTAAAGGAATAACTTGATTTGGAGATTCTCCCCAAGAATTATCTCCCCATGAATCTCTACCCCAACCAACTAAAGTTCCAACGTAGGACATTGTTGGTGTTGCAAACTCAGCTGATACACCTGTTAGTGGCACACCTATTTCACCAAAAACTTCTGGACTACCAACACTTGAAGTTAAAGAGTGATTAGAACCAATCATCTCTAATAAATAAGCAACCTCTGTATTAATAGATCCTGGTGAAGAAGTTATTTCAATACCTGTTAAAGATACAGTTTCATCTCTTCCTTCACCCCAATCAGCATCATTCCAAGCTAATCTTCCCCAACCTGTTTCGTTAAATTCTTCTGAGTCACCTAAAGATACAGTTGCTGATACACCGGTCAGTGTTACTGTTACGTCGCCAAGTTCTCCCCACTCATTTTCGCTCCAAGCTCTAGCTCCCCAGCCTTCTAATAAAACTGTTGAACCGCCCCACTGAGATTGATCCCAGGTTAACCGGCCCCATCCTGAAGTCACCGACATGGGTGGCCTCCTATGCTATTCTGATGATTGCGTTAGATGCGTCTGCTGTTGGAAATTGAATTGTGAAAGTTCCACTTGATACTGTCTTGTCACCACCAAAAGCGATAACAGCTACAGCTTTATCTGATTGTGTGTCATTATAAATTAAAGCACCGTTTGCTGTAAAAGATGCAGAAGTATAACTAACATCTGCAAAATCACAAACTGCAGTTGATGAATCTAAAGCTGGTGTTACACTTGTAAGGGTTGCACCTCCTGCAGAATATGCAGATCCCGATGTGTTTGAAATTTCGTTTGATGTAGAGTAAGCTGTAGTGCCTGCACCTAAAGATGCATCACTTGTAAACAATGCAATTTTAAAAGTATTACCACTTGACGCTGTGAAGTTGTGTGTACCAACTAAAATTTCTTGTTTAAAGCTGTTACAAACTGCTGATGATATTGCCATAATTTATATCTCCTACGGGTTTGCTGATTTTACTGGTATTCGAATAGCGCCATCTGTGTAGTCATCTCTTCGTCTTCTACCAACTTGTTCGTTAGCAAACTTTTGTATCTCTTGTTTATACTTATTTTCATATAGTGTCAACATGTCTATTGGGCCTTTTAAAAAACCATAAGTTTCAGATAGACAACAATATAATAGACCATTTGGAAAGTTTATGCTTATATAGTTTGTAGCATTTCCAGACTCTAAAGTGGCCGGCATTTTATTATAATGCACTCTAAATTTGTAAGTATCATCAGGGACTGGTGCAAGAAACATTCTTCCTGATGTAGTATCAGTATCTCCAGTCGCTCCTCCATACATAGAATAGTATTTAGGTTTACCTCTTTTAGCAGAAGCTGTTGAAGACACATATTCTTGTAAATAAGTTACATCTTTTTTTTCTAACCAAGTATTAGCACCTGTTATAGCAGAGTTAGAATCATAAACTTGTATACCTCTTACAAATAATGCACCTGCTGGAGCATTAATTGACTCTTGACCTATAACTAAATTACCTGATTGTTGTAATCTATCTGCATCAATAGGTATATCTCTCATAATTCTATATTGAGAATTTAAAATTATATTCTCTAAAATATCTGTAGTTAAAACATTAGAATCTGTTTCAGTATAATTTCTTATCTGTGTAACTAAAGTTGTATAACTTATTCCAGCCATTATTTATTATCTCCTTGATGTTTTAAACGTATTTTTTTCTGTTTTGCAGTTTCCTCTATTTCTTCATACATTGTAAGATGAGGATCTTGTTTTTCAGGTTTAAAAATATTTTTTATCCAATTCCAAATTTTATTTATCATGCTTCTATTGTTACAGGCCCAACGGAACAACCGTAGCCTCCTCCTTTTATATTACCACTTGTAGCAGTATTTGTGTCAACTGTAAAAAAGAAAAAATTACTAGTTACATAATCACTTGATGCATCTCTTGCATCATTTTTATATTTTCCTGTTCTTATTGTATAACCTGCAGATTTTGCAATATTAGATCCAGCTATACCATCAAAACTTTGAGGATTAGAATAAACAAAACCACTTCCTGCAGAAGTAGTTGGTGGTCCTCTAAATCTATATGTTGTATTATCAGTTAATCCATGTCCAGGTGAAAACACATTTATAACCCCGGATCCCGCAGCATATGTTTCAAAACCATTTTCAGGAATTCTTACAGTTGTAGCTGGTTCTGTTCTATCTGGTCTTACTTGCAACAATGCAATACCATCTCCACCAATTGGTTTTGGTTCAAGTTGTGGTTGCTTTGGTTCAAACTCTGTGTAATGCACAAATGAACCATTCCATTCTCTAACCATTTCTCTATATGGAAATTCCAATCCTGATCTATCTGAAATAGCTTTTGAATGTTTTCCTGTTGCGTACTTAGACATTAAGTTCCTGGGTAATAAGCTTTTGGTGTAATAAATGTACTTGAAGCTGAACCATCTTCTGCAAGTGCTCTAGCTAATTCATCTTCATAATATAATTTCATTTGTTGAACTAATTGTGGTTGATATTTTTGTGCAAGATAAAAAGCTAAACCTGAAGTCATACACGGTACAAATCTAAAAGGTATATCTGTTGCGTTTGTATAATCTCCAACATCTTGAATTCTTTTTATATAATAAAAATGCATATCTTTAGATGCGTTTGTAGAATCAGGTGTAGGGTAAACGCTAATACTAACATGATCAATAAATCTTTGAACCCAATATTGATTAGGTGTACCTTTAGAAAGTTTATTTGAAAAACCTGCATAAGTTGATCTATCAACTTTTGTCATTGGTGAATCTGACTGTGTAGTTTGAGTTCTATTAGATCTTAATTGTGCTTCAAGAACATCAGATATTCCATACACACCGTTTGGTGTAGAAGTAGCACTTGTGCCATCACCACTTGCTCTATAAAATTTATATTCGGCTTGTCCTTCAATTAAATCAAGATTAAGTTCTCCTATTTCCCAATAGTGAATACCTCTATTACCCCATTCTTGAAATAAAATATTAAGAGACCTTCTAGCTGATTTCATTTGATAACCAGCTACAGAATTTAATCCAATACGCTCGTATGATTCTTCTATAATTTCATCAATAGAAAAAGTTTTGTCGAACGTTGTAGTTCCCGAAGTAGTATTAGCCATTTAAACTCCTACTCGTATTCTTTTATCCACTCACAAACAACTGTTCCTGTATCTCCTGCTGCGCAAGCTGGTAAAACTATATTTACATCTCCAGTGAATCCACTAGCCTCAGTGTTTTTTAAACCACCAAAATCAGAATAGTCATATTCCATTTCACCATTTAAACTTTGAAATACAACATCTGTTGTTGCATCCCATTGCATACGTAAAGCATCTGCAGGTGCAGTTACTGAAACGTTACAACTAACTTTGTTTAATCTTACAGTTAGGCAACTTTTACCTGCTGGGCTTTTTGCTAATGCAGAAACGTCAACTATTTTAGTTGTGCCTCCTGAGTTATCAGAAACTACATTGTAGTGAGTGATAAGTTTTTTTGATCCGTCAAATACTGTTGTATTTAATACTGTATCCGCCATGTTTTTTCCTCCTTTTAAAGAGCGCCTGCATTACCAGACGCTCCGAGTTAATTTATTTATTACGCTGCAAAAACAAATGCACCAGTAGTCTGAGTAGTCTCAGCTGCTAGTTTTGTTGCAAT